CTTGCCAGTGATCTTGCCAGCGCCCTTGGTCACATCAATCGGGAACTGAAGATTGCCAACCAGCTCCTTGATGTTGTAGGTCATGTCGACAGAGATATCTTTGAGGACAACCACCTGGACGGTCCCGCCACCAGCGGGGTGGAGGGCCAGGAAGCCGCATCCGAAACTGATTTGCGGGCCCGCGTAGCTCATTTCGATGACTCCTTTTAAGCGAAGAGGATTTCCAGTGGAACGATGGCTACGGCCTGATCTCCGAGTAAGCCCTCGTCTGTTTCGACCGCACCGGCGATCCAGCAATGGACGCATGTGCCGCTGAGAGTTTGTTTGTCGGTCGGTTTGATCGGTTTAAGAATGGTATCAATGGCGTCGAGAATTTCATTCAAGGCAATGGCCGGTGTTCCGTTCTGGTCGGCGTCGTAGACATACACGTATATTTTGACGTTCCATCGCCAGATGGGTGGCAAACCGCTGCCCTTCTGGTCAGGCACCTGGTCCCCCGCCGTGACAAACATAGCTGGCTGAAATTCAGGTTCCGTTTGACTCCAATGCAGCAACCGGCGTGAGAACGTTATGACGCCGGGAACGCCCTGCAATAGTGTGTAGAGCGCAACCAGGGCCGTCTCGCGCTTGCCGCTCATTCGAGTGCTCCCTTGATCGCTGCCTCAAGACCCTCACGAATTTCGGATGTCATAGCATTGAGAGCAGCGCGAAGGAAAGAGCGTTCTGGGATTTTAGATCCAGGGTGATTCACGCCCTTGGCAAACTGAAGCATCCCTTGCTTGGCCATAGCCTTCTTCCCCGCAAGGGTCATGCGGCCAGTGGATGTGACATGGGATTTCCGTGGCGTGAATGCAGCGCCCTTGAGCGCCCATGCAAGTGCTTTCTTGTTTTTTGGCTCGATGCGGTGAGGCCGGGTCTGTCCGCCGAGTTCGTGAATGGCTGCATACTCCACATTGGTGCCGACGATGCCCGTGATAAGCCCGCCTTCATCTACGACCTTCGGGACGATGGACCGGCGGAGGCGTCCAGTCTGGACTTTCAATGCTTGTCCCGTCAGGAAATCAGTCTTCACCTTGTCAGCCAGGAGGAAGGACAATCGGGTGACTTCCTTCACGAGAGCCAAAGAAACAGCTTCCTTCCGTGCCCCGATGTTGAGCACTGCGGTCTCAGCACCGATGATTTGCGCTGCAATAATCATTGCGGCACCACCTTTCGGTTCTGATCGAGGATTCGCATCACATCAGGCATCGCTGCCACGTCTGTCAGGTAGGTGACGACCTGACCGCCTAGGTTTTCCGAAACATGGCCGTAACGCTTGCGCTCCTTGAAGCGCAAGGTCACAACCTGGGTAGCAGCAAACTTTATTTCGGCGGGAACTGTAGCATAGCCAGCGGTGTAAGTCACAAAAACATTGTTATTCCCCCGGCTGAACGTGTAACCATCCAGCGAGAGCAGCTGGTGGGCTACGGTCCATCCAGAGCCATTCCATGTTGACCGATAGGGAATACTGGCCCCATCGATCAACACGGAAGTGACAGACGTAACTGGACCCTCAGGGAGCCACATTTTCCGCTTTCCATTCCCGTTCGTCAACATGGTGTAAGCCTGATCAGCGAACGAGCGAGAACAATAGTCCTGGATCCATGACGACACGGATGAGATGAGATCAGTGAGCAACCCGTCGAAAGCGGTTCCAACTGGCGTAGCCGTGCTCACAGGCAGGTCGAGCCATTGTTTGACGGTTGCGAGATCTGTCAGGTCACCAGTAGCCATGGATCCAGTCCTTTCTTTGGTCTAGGTGGTGATGTTGTAGATCCAGAGCAGACCCATCGGCAGGCGATGTTCAAGCGTCTGGTCGCAATAGATGCCCAGCTCGTAAGCACGGCGGGTGGGCGGCCAGTTGATCTGCCAATAGTCGCGGCGAGTGCGGATTGCCACGGGATTGGCCAGCTCAGCCAGAGGATAGGTCTGAGGCGTGCGATGAATGGTGCCGAGGATGGTTCCAGGCGGGAGGTAGGGATGCACGGACACGGGCACCAACTCGCCCATGAACGGATTCCAGAGGGGTGGAATCTGCGCACCGGCGACGACTTCAATCGGCTTGCCGGGTTCGGTCATGTAGCGAGCCATCGGGTAGAAGGTAGACGCACCGTTAGCCACGCACAGGTTGCGGTAGAGAATCGCTACGTCGGACGCCATCCAGATGTGGGTGGACCCCAGACGATAGTTGTCGTACTGGCTCTTAAAGGCAGTGGTGATCTCAGCGATTCCACCCTCTCCATCACTGGTGAGCGTGGCCCCTGCTGTCAGGCCGGACTTGTAAGCATTCGTCCCGGTCTTGCAGGCGAAGGCGATCAGGCCGTCATAGGCGTCCACGGTGCAGGAGTTCTGCGAGGCATCGTTGATTGAATAGTCAAGCGTCGGCTGGGTAAGGGCCGAGAAGAGCTGGCCCGTCCCGGCAATGCTGGTCAAGACCACCTTGGAAACGGTCGTGATGGACTCCAAGCGCTCTGCGCCGGTGGTGCCGACATACCAAGCGTAGGCAACCGCGCCAGCCACAGGCACGCAAGACAACGTGAGCTTATTCGCTGAGCTGGTCATGCCGGAGGTGCCAGCCATCTGGTCAGAGGGAATACCCGTTCCGCCGTTGATGTATTCGGTGTTGGAATAGGGGCCCCCAGAGGTGCGGGTGAACTGCTGTACGACCACATTCGGCGTCACACTGGTCGCCTTGTCGTACCCCTGCATGGTGAGAGGCACGCAATAGCAGGTGTATGCAGCTGAGGCGATGGACCCGCCGGACGTTCCGACTGTGCCAGTGACCGCACCGCACTTGCCAAGCTTCTGGGAATAGTTGTTGCCAAGCAGGGTCTTCTCTTCAATGTTCATGAGGCTCTGGAGCAACAGAATAGATTGCTTGTCCTGGGCGTTATCGAAGCCCTGGGCAGCCAGTTCGGCTTCATACGACAACTGAGATTCAATACCCAGTGTGATGTAGTGCGCAGAGTAGCTGGACACCACTGGGGTGATGATCGCACCACGCTGGCCCTCAGCCACGGAAGGATAGAGGCCCGCGACCGGCAGGCTCATGATCGCCTTCCAGCGGTGGGACGTGTCACCTGCCGCTGACTTGATACGAGGGATCAGATTGCGGAGAGGCGTGGGATTGGGGAAGAGCAGTTGAGCGACCGGCTCAAGGTCATAGTTGACCAGGCCGACGCCGACCGACCACCCACCAATCTTGGCGAGTGCATCGTTGGGTGAAAGTTCAACACCGTTCGCGCGTGAAGTTTTCATCAGCGCCAGTGTTTCCTGAGTGATTCCGTTCATGTCGGGGCTCCTTTACAAGACGCCGAATCGTTGCGTGAGGAAGGGAGCGGAATGCGCCTTGCGCATCGCTTCTTCCGGGGTGCTAGGTGCTGTCGTCTTCTGCAATGACTGGCCGCTGTCCTCGTCTTTTGACAGTGCCTTGAGTTCACCGGGCGTCATGACCGGTGCCTTAAACATCTTCGTCAATTGCTCCTGAAGTTCTTGAATACGTCCTTCAAGAGACGAAATCTTTTGCAGAGTGTCGGTTCCTTCGGCCTTGCTGCACTCTTCCTTGGTTTCGCCTTCGCCTTCCTTTTCTTCTTCCTTCTCGCCTTCTTCTTCACTCTCCTCTTCCTCGCCTTCCGGCTTGGAATCGATGATGCCTTTATGGTAAGACTTGTACATCTTGTGGGCAGCCGAGAGCTTTGAGTAAGCCTCTTGATGCGCGCCAACGGCGGCTTTGTGGGCATCCATGGCCTCGGCCATGGCCTTATGGACTTCTTCCAGGCGGGCCTTTGCCGCCTTTGCCAGAGCGTTCTCTGCGGTCATGGGTTCCGCCTCCATTTCGGTGCTGGTTTCGCATTTCCCAACAGTGGCAGACGCCCCGCCGCTATTGGTCGTTTTGAGTGCCATGTCTTGATGGTCTTCCACTATTTCAGAGGCGATGAAACGCTTCAGTGCTTCCACCACTGTCTGAAGTGCTTCAATTTGATCTGGTGGTTCATTCGCCTCAGCCATCTCCCTCTGAAGAAGGAAATGGATCGCGCCCAGACACTGGATGGCTGTAGTCGCATCCTGAATTTCTTCACCCACGTATTTGGCCAAGCTGTCGTCAGTCATGGGTGTTTCCCCCTCTTCAAATTTGACCAATGAGATGATGGAGTCGGGATTCGATGGGCGGTCTACGAGGCTGATCTCTGAAAGACGGATACCCGTAATGATCCGGCGATTGTCCTCATCATAAGATAGTTTTTTCCCGCCAAGACTGAAGCCTTTGAGCACACCGGCCCGAACCTTCTTGATGCTGGTAGGATCGACTATGTGAGCCTCAATGTGGGTCACGTCACGTGCATCCACCTCACAACTCAGCGCCGTGCCAGCCGCGATGTTGGAGTGCATCTCGCGGATGTTACCGAATTTCATGTAGTCAGGCAGAGCCTTCCGCACGGCATCGGCAGTAATGATCTCACCATCGGCATCCACA